TACTAACCGCTTCCCTCAGGAGACGGGTGAGGCCTTCATCGAACTTTACAGTAAGATTGACGCTGAGATTCATAATGAGCTCACAACTCGTGCTGAGGCTGGGCCCTTTCCGTCACAGGACTTCACGATCCGTCAAAGTAGTCCGCATTCCAGAGGCCATCAAAGTAGTCCGCATTTGCAGCCGACCTTAAGAAAATAATGAGTGTACAAATACGAAAGGATATGGTATAATATAACCATGAAACTAACACCAGCAACACTGAAGCTTCTCCAGAATTTCGCGACGATCAATCCGAATATTGTGGTAGGGGCAAACGAAAAACTACTGAAGACCGTGTCTGAAGCTAAGAACATTATGGCCAACGCTGTGATCGACGAAGACTTTGCCGCGACCTTCGGCATCTATGATCTCAATGAGTTCCTCTCTGCGATGCGCCTCATTGACGATCCGGCCGTAACTGTCGACTCAACTCTCATTGAAGTTCAGTCGGCCGACGGCCGCTCAGGTCTCGATTACTTTTGCTCGAGCCCCGAGATCCTGACATCCCCGAAGAAGGATATCAAGGATCCCGCGTATGAGGTCACGGTAAGCCTCACTGAAGACCAACTGGCCGCGATTAAGAAAGCCGCAGGGGTTCTCCGATGTGAGACCGTTGCCTTCTGCCACGTCGCCGGTGATGACACTGTCTGGGCTCGGGTATCCGACTCCTCGAACAAGTCGTCCAACGTTTTCAAGATTGCTCTTGACGCTCTCGACTCCATCGCTGAGCTCCCCGAGTTCAATTTCGATATCCGTATCGAGAACCTGAAGATCATCTCGGATGATTACAATGTGTCATTCAGTTCCAAGCGCATCAGTCGCTGGGCCGCTAACGCCACCGAAGTCACTTACTGGATCGCTCTCGAGACCACGAGCGCGTACTCCCTCTAACCCTTAACCCAACAACACCAACAAGGAAACCATACACATGGCTGACAAGAACAAGAAGACCGTGAAATTCCCCACGGCAGCAGGCGCCCCTGAGGCGGTTGCAACACGTACAGTTCCACAGGATCTGATCATCAACGCGCTGAAGTGCATTGACGCCGCTGCAAAGCGGGGAGCATACCACGGCGGCGAACTTTCGTCAGTGGGCCACGTCCGTGACGGACTCTATGACACTGTGTCGGATGTGATCGAAGAGATCATCGCCGCCGAGCAGGCCGCAATGGCACCTGGCAACGATGCCGCGCCGACAGCCGAACAGGCTGACACTCCCACTACGTAATCAACCAACTAATCAAAGTAAAGCGAGAAGCATATGAATAACCAACTGTGGTCGGAGTTTTACCGTCCGCCTACGATCGATGACTGTGTCCTTCCTTCTAACATTGCATCGACCTTCAAGCAGATAATCGCTTCGGGCCAGGTTATGAATATGCTTCTTGTGGGCCCCCGTGGTCGTGGCAAGACCACGGCGGCCCGCGCTTTGTGTAACGAACTGGAACTTGATCATCTCGTGATCAATGGCTCGGAAGATTCAGGGATTGAAGTCCTCCGTGGTCGCATCCGCCAATTCGCATCCTCATGTTCTCTACAGGGTCAGGGCAAAGTCAAAGTCGTCATCATTGACGAGGCCGACTATCTCAATCCCCAATCAACCCAACCGGCTCTCCGTGGATTCATTGAAGAATTCGCAGGCACCTGCCGTTTCATTTTTACATGCAACTATCCCAACAAGATCATTCCCGAGATCCGGGAATCCCGGTTGGCTACTGTCGATTTCAAGATTCAAAAGAAGGATATGCCAAAGCTGGCAGAGCGCTTCTTTAGACGCATGTCCAACATCCTCACAGAGAATCAAATTAAGTTTGATCCAAAGCTCCTTGTGAAGGTTGTCATGGCCTATGCTCCCGACTGGCGCCGAGTAATTTCAGAGTGTCAGATGCACTCTTTGTCGGGTGAGCTTACCCCCGATGCGCTCCTCTCGCTCTCGGATGAAAGTTTCGATACTCTCATCACACATTTGAAGGGGAAGAACTTCCGTGAGATGCGTAAGTGGGTTGGAGTTAACTCTGACCTCGATGCATCTGTAATTTTCCGGAGAGTGTATGATATCCTCTCTGTTCGCGCAAAGCCCGAGACAGTGCCCCACGCCATCCTCATCATCGCTGAGTATCAGTACAAGGCCTGTATGGTAGTTGACCAAGAAATAAACATAGTCGCGTGTATGACCGAGCTCATGCGGGATGTGGAGTGGGTCAAGTAAGCATGGCTAAGCTCTCACCATTCGATTTCATTGACGCCATCACGACTCAGGCTAAGCCCGATCTGATGGCGGATGATCCGACAAACGAGAAGGCCTACCTGCCATTCATCATCAACCGGCACTTCTCATATTTCCCAGATACTGTTCTCTTAGCGAATGAGATGAACAAAGCATCCACGCTTCCCAACCGCCTTCAGTTTGATTTCTACCGTGCAGTGATGCGCCCCAAGAAACGTTTTGCCAAGTGGATTAAACCAGAGCGAGTTGACTCAGTCGAGATCGTTGCTGAGTATTACAAGATGAACAAGACACATGCCCGACAGGCTGTCCTGTTCTTATCTGCTGAAGCGATCAAGGAAATGAAAGCTAAGTTGTCTCATGGAGGTTTGGTCAAAGATAAATAAATCTGTTGCCAAACAACTCATGGGATAATTATGATGATGTATAAAGATGACCCGCTGATCACTACTTGGTCGGCAGGCGATATGGTTGAAGTACTATTAAACGAACCCGACGATTTTTTGCGAGTGAAAGAGACCCTGACACGAATTGGTGTCTCCTCGAAACAGGAAGACAAGACACTATATCAGTCATGTCATATCCTACACAAGCAGGGACGATACTTCATCGTTCATTTCAAAGAACTGTTCTTACTGGATGGAAAGCATTCATCCTTCTCTGCGAACGATGCAGCTCGTCGAAACACGATTGCAACACTCCTATCAGACTGGGGATTGCTTGAGCTGGTTCATCCAGATCAGATCACTACAACAGCAAGCGTAAAGCAAATCAAGATTCTACCATTCAAAGAAAAAACGGAGTGGACGTTGAAAGCAAAGTACACGATAGGTTGTGTACATAAATCATGAGGAACACACCATGGCAAATCAGAAACAAGTAGGTCTCACATCACTCCGCGCCAAGACGGCCCCGGCGCCCACCCATTCATGCGCGAACTGCAAGTGCATGCGCTACACCCCCTGCGGCTGCATGCTCGGACCCAACAGCCCACCGCGGAAGGCGGTGGTCGAAGAGACCCAAGCTCCCGCTTAGTTTTGTGGGAGGGAAAGCAATTTTCCAGAAGAGGCACTATGCTATATACATGGTGCCTCTTTTGTGTTATAATAGTATCATGAATTCACCTTTTTATACGTCAATTGGCCGGTATGGTAACTCAATCTTGTATCGTGGCTATGATGCCAATGGCGAGCGCATCCAGAAACGAATCAAGTATAAGCCGCGGATCTTTATCGAAGCAAAGGACGACGCTCTTCCCACAGGATGGACGTCTCTCTATGGTCACAACGTGAAACCCGTCGAGTTTGAAACGATGGCGGAGATGAAAGACTTCGTCAAGCAGTACGAGCATGTCCCGAGTTTTGAAATGTTCGGGAGTGATAAGCATCTCAATACCTTCGTCCAATCTCGCTTTCCAGGCAAAGTTGACTATGACGATCGTATGATCAACGTCGGCAAGCTCGACATCGAGACTGAAGTGGGTGAGGGGTTCCCTGATCCTCGTGTCGCTGAGCAAGCTATCCGAGCGATCACCATCCTAATCTCGCGGGATAACACCTATCATGTGTGGGGATGTAAGCGTAATTACAAGCCCCACCTTCCTAATCTCGAGTATCATTTCTGTAATGACGAAGAAGATTTGTTGAAGTCCTTTCTCATCTGGTGGCAAGAGCCATGGAACCAACCGGACGTAATCACGGGTTGGAATACTCGCTTTTTCGACATCCCGTATCTCGTTAACCGCATTGACCGCGTCCTCGGGGCAGAGAAGTCCCGTCTCTTGTCTCCATGGAAACAGATCAACTCGCGAGAGATCAACCAGTTCAATGTGCGAAGGCTTTCGTTCGAGATCGAGGGTATCCAGCATCTCGATTATATGGAGCTTTTCAAGAAGTTCGCTTACACTTATGGGAATCAAGAGTCGTACGCCTTGAATCATATCGCCCATATCGTGTTGGGTGAAGAGAAACTAGACTACTCAGATATTGGTTCGCTCAATGATCTATATGATCAAGACTTCCAACGCTTCATCGAATATAACGTCAAGGATGTTACCCTTGTTGATGACATCGATAAGAAGCTTGGGTTCATCGATATCGTGTTCACGATTTCGTATATGGCTGGTACGAACTATTCCGACACACTCGCCACCACGCCAATTTGGGATGGGATCCTATATCGCTATTTGATCGAGCAGAAGATCGTTCCGATGTTGAATAATGGGAACAAGCCAACATCATCGTATCCCGGTGGGTATGTCAAATTTCCTGCTGTTGGTATGCACAACTGGGTCATGTCTTTCGATTTGAACTCGTTGTATCCTTCCCTGATTATTCAAGGCAACATGTCTACTGAGACCATTTGCCAAAAGCGAGACCTGACCGCTACCGTCGCCTCCTTCATCAATGAAACGTTTCACAAGCCCGAACCTGGTGTAGTGGTTGCAGCCAACGGCGCTCAGTTCCGAACGGACAAGGCTGGAATAATCCCCAACATCGTTCGTGATATGTATGCCAAGCGCAAGGACACTAAGTCTCGTATGATCAAGGCTAAGCAGAAGAAGGAGAAGGTTGATCCCTCCGATCCTGCCTACGCAGCTCTGACCCGCGAAGTATCGATCCTTGAGAATAACCAGATGGCGCTCAAGATTCTTCTGAACAGCCTGTACGGCGCAATTGCCAACAAGTACTTCCGGTACTTCGATCTCCGTATCGCCGAAGGTATCACCCTGACTGGTCAGGCGGTCATCCAGTTCGCCGAGAAGATCATCAATGAGAAGCTGAATGAGTTACTCAATAGCGGGGACAAGGACCGCGTGATCGCCTCTGATACGGACTCCCTCTACATCAGCGTAGACGATATCGTCGCCCACTTCAAACCCAAGAACCCCTTGAACTTCTTGAATGAGTTCGGAGAGAAATTCATTGAGCCAATCTTCATTGAAGCCTTCACTCGGTTCGCTGAGAACCATGGGGCTACTGAGAACCGAATGGTCATGGCTCGGGAAGTCATAGCCGACCGTGGAATCTGGACCGCAAAGAAACGATACATCCTCAACGTGCTCGATTCGGAAGGCGTCCGTTATGCTGAGCCCAAGATCAAGATCATGGGACTTCAGTCAGTGCAGTCGTCTACACCACAGATATGCCGTGATGAGATGAAGAAGATCTTTAAGATCATTATGACCGAGGATGAGGAAGCAGTACAGGCATCCCTTGCCAAGTTCAAAAAGAAGTTCGCCGAAGCACCTGTGGAAGAAATTGCATTCCCTCGATCGATCTCCGATGTAGAGAAATACCTTGATCTGAATAAGATCTACATCAAAGGCACAACCATACATGCTCGGGGATCTCTTCTGTATAACCACATGCTCATGACCAAGGGGTTGACCAAGTACCGTCGGATCTTCAATGGCGACAAGATCAAGTTCATTTACTTGAAGACGCCCAACCCCATCAATGAGAACGTCATCGCCTTCCCAGATAATCATCTCCCTGTCGAGCTCGGTTTACACAAGTATGTAGATATTGATCTTCAGTTTCAGAAGGCGTACGTCGGCCCGATTAAAGCGATACTCGATGTGCTGGGGTGGACTACCGAACCTCAGGCGAGCTTGGAGGATTTCTTCGGCTGATGATTGAACTCACTGCATTCAAATCTATCTTCGATAACAAGACAAACACGCGGCTGACCTTTCCTGATTGGGATGTCTTCGTTGCTGCTCTCTTCAAGATGAGTACGATTGAAGCGATCAAACCCAAGCGGGGTGAACGACCAAGCAAGAAGACAGCCCTCCTGATCTCTCCCGCCGTGTTCAAACCTAATACCACACGAGCAAACGCAAACGTGACCCACTGGAGTGCTTGGGCTGCTTTAGATATTGATGAATATGAAGGCGACTTCAAAAAGGTGATCAAACAGTTCTCGGACTACAGTTTCGTTTGCTATTCGTCGGCGTCTTCTACTTATGAACACCCGAAGTTCAGGATCGTGCTCCGCCTGACCGAGAACATCCCTGCCCGCGACATTAAGCACTTTTGGTTCGCGATCAACTCTGAGTTCAATTCCGTAGGCGATCCTCAGACCAAAGATCTTTCACGGATGTATTACGTCCCTGCTCAGTATCCCAATGCTTTCAACTTCATCCACGAACATGCGGGTCCTACGATCATGGATCCCAAGACGATCATGGCTAAGCACGCCTATGTCACACCATCCAAGGACTTCTTATCCAACCTTCCTTTCGAATTTCAGAAGGCTGTAGTCAAGCATCGTGCCCGCTCGCTCACCAACGATCAGGTGAAGTGGACAGGATATGCTGACTGCCCCTTCATAACTAAGTCACTCCTTCAAGAATATCAATCCATCGCTTACAGAGACGGCTCAGGTCGATACACGATGTTCTATAAGATTATGATAAACATCGCTGGGAACGCCATCCGTAAGAAGTATCCCATCACTCCGTCTGAGATAGCTCAGATCATGTGGGAGATCGACAACGACTTTGGCGGCCGGTATTCTAAGAGGCCGCTTGAGGTTGAAGCAGCTCGGGCCATAGACTTCATTCTGAGAAGTGGGAAGTAAGACCACACCACCGCCGCAGCCTTCAGGTGATCCTCGGGTATATTCACCCTCCTGTTAGGTCTGGCCGCCTGAGGAGGGTTCTGGGTGCACGATCATAATGGAACTAAATGCACATCTGAGCGCTTTTTGG